GTAAATATTAGGAAGGTAAAAATGGCATACATAGAAAACTGGCTTGCATTAGGTGCTTGCATATATAGCCGAAAAACCGCAGATGCAGCATTGGCCGCATTAGGTTTAAGAAAAGCTATCAAAAGAAAGCCGATGCGCCTCGATGTTGATGTAAATACATTGATTGCACTACGTAATGAAGGGTTAGCAATTCGGGAAATCGCGGAAGCGTGCGGCGCATCGTATACGCTGGTTAGGAATCGCCTATTAGCTGCTGGCGTAAGTCTTGAAAGGTGGAAACGTTAAATGAAGTTTATAGATTTTTTCAGCGGTATAGGTGGATTTCATACAGGGTTAGAAAAAGCTGGTATGAAGTGTATAGGCTGGTGCGAATTTGATAAATTTGCGCAAGCATCATACCGCGAAATGTATGATACAGATAATTTGTGGTTTGGCGATGATGTAACAAAGGTTAAGGGAAAGGATTTACCAAAGGCAGATTTATGGACGTTTGGGTTCCCTTGTCAAGATGTGAGCATCGCCGGCAAGCAAAAAGGATTAAAAAAAGGAACCCGTAGCGGGTTATTCTATGAAATTATGAGGTTGATTGATGAGTGCGAAGAAAATAAACCCAAATGGCTTGTGTGTGAAAACGTTAAGAATTTGCTATCTATCGACGGGGGGGGGCGGGTTCCTCACCGTTATTAGTGAAATGGCCGAAAGAGGGTACAGTGTCGAATGGAAAGTGTTTAATTCCAAAAACTATGGAGTCCCGCAAAATAGAGAACGCGTGTATATTGTCGGATATCATGGAAACGGAAGTCCCGGAAATTTATTACCTATCCCAAGAGAAAACGCAGCAATTCTTAAACAAATCGTTGGCGGATCACAGGGAATGAGGGTATATAACCCAAATGGAACTAGCTGCACATTATCCGCACAAGGTGGCGGAATGGGTGCAAAAACTGGTTTATATAAAATAACTGAAAGCGGTGTTCATAGTTTAGGAAATGTATCAGCGTACAAAAACGATTACACAGTACATGAAACTGGCGTTATGAGAACCTTAATGGCTTGCAGCTATAAACATGTTCCTCAAGTGGTTTTATCTGATAATGTACAACCGATTAGAATTAGAAAATTAACCCCTAAAGAGTGCTGGAGATTACAAGGATTTACAGATGAACAGTACAAAAAGGCAGCAGTAATAAATAGCAATAGCCAGTTATATAAACAAGCTGGCAATGCCGTTACTGTAAACGTTGTAGAAGAAATAGGCCATCATATTATGAGTGTGGCAAATGAAGATAGGGGAATTAATAAATGAGTGTAAAGGTAGACATGGGAAACGGTAGAGTTTTTACATGTGAGCAACTAGCCAGCGCATTAACGCTGGTTATTGAAAACATGATTTTGAAACCAAAAGTAACGCAAGATAGATTTTTAATTACGCTTGAATACAAATACCATAAGGACGGCAAAACGAAACGATTGCGGCAAGCACTTTCCAAAATGGTAATGGAAGTATTCAATGGAACGGTTGAAGCGTACATTTACAACGTACGGCAGCAAATGAAGGAAATTATTGTAAAAGGGGAATTATACGATGAAGAATGAGCAAAAATGGTTATTACAAGAAATGTATAACGAAGGTTATCGAGATATTAAGATTGAAGGCGTTTATGCGTTCTTTGTAAATCCAACGTTTATTGAAAACGGCGGTGATTTTAAGATACGCGATCATACCCCAAGAATTCCATGCAAGATGCTGGGGTTAAATCCTAATACCCGTAAATATTCTATTGCATCATTGCTGGGTATCGTGGAATGGGAAAAGGTTCCAGTTGATACGCCGGTTATTGTGAAAACTGCATTAGGAAAAATGAAATTTCTTTATTTTAGTAAATACGAAAATGGGCTTGTACATTGCTTTACGAATGGGCAGACGTCGTGGAGCCGTGAGGATAAATATTTTTGGTGCTATGAAAAAGATGATGTGTCATTGGCAGAAAGGGCATTGAATGAGTGTGATTGATATTACGTTGAAAGGCCGCCCAGCAACTAAAAAGAATAGCGGACGAATTATATCCAGAAACGGAAAGCCTATTATAATACCGTCGGAAGCCTACAAGAATTATGAAGATGCTTGTATGTGGCAATTAGCTGGGAAGAAGTTACATGTATCTGGCATCATCGTTGTTGAATGTAAATACTATTTGCCAAATAAAAGAAGCTGGCCGGACTTAATAGGGCTACTACAGGCGACTAGCGATATATTAACAAAAGCGAAAGTTATAGACGATGATAAATGGATATGTTCATATGGTGATAGCTGCATCGCTGGTATTGATAAAGATAACCCAAGGGCAGAAATACGGATTATGGATAGAAAAAATAAAGTATTGGAAGCGTTATTGAAATGAGGGACAATAAATGGAACTACTAAACAGGATTAAACGCATCTTTGGTTATAAACGATATAATGCGGACGTTATTAAAATTAAGCGATGCATGCCGGGTGTATTGTTGCCAAAAGTTGGCAGCGTAGATGCTGCTGGCATGGATTTTTACCAGCCGGAAAGCGTAGTTATAGAACCGCATCAAACGCAATATGTAACGCTAGGCCTAGCGGTGGAAATTCCAAAGGGGTATATGTTGATGCTGGCGCCACGATCTAGCATGAGCAAAACGCCGTTAATTATTCCGAATTCATTCGGGGTGATTGATGCGGACTATAGGGGAGAAATTAAAGCAATTCTACACAATACTAGCGATACGCCGTATTTAATTCAAAAGGGCGATAGATTAGTACAGGGAATTATGGTACCAGTTGGCGCGTTAAAGTTATTAGAGGTTGCACAGTTAACCGAAACGGCGCGCGGTACCGGTGGTATTGGCAGCACAGGTAAATAACCATGATTAAATTATTATTTGATGCTGCATTGATGTTTTCGCTAGTGATAGCATTAATAAAATTAGTATCAGTATTTACGATGTAGTAGATAAGGGGCAATATAAACGCCCCTTTGATACGAATAGGCGAAAGGGGAAATGTATAATGCCTATTATTGATCCGATGTATCTGTACTTGATTGAGGTACTACATAATTTAGACGTGTTTAATCAAGGCGTTTTTATACTGGCATCAAGTATAATGGTTATGCTTGTAATGTTTTACAGGGAAAGTTTCAAGTATGACGAAGATAAAAAAATTAAGAAATATATTTGTATTTGCGGTTTTGTATGGTTAGTATCGTTTGTTATTTGTGTTTTTGTACCTACCAAAGATGCAATGTATAAAATGCTAATTGCCAGCTATGTAACAACTGATAATATCCAATTAGTGAATGATGCTATTAAAGGCAATTTACAAGACTATTTGAACATGTTAGGGGAAACGGTTAAGAATTTGCGATAATGAACCATACGGGGGAATATATGACGGATAAAGAATATAGAGAAATGGGCAAGGAATTCCTAGAACCGATTAAATTAATATCAATGAAAATTAAATCATTGAAGGAAGATCTAAAGCATTTGCAATCCGATATAACAACGATTGGGGCCGTTGATTATAGTAAGGAACGTTTAAGCGGTGGCGGAACGCCGGGCGGGTTAGACCGGCAGATAGTACGCCTTGAAAGTAAACGCGATGCGGTACATAAAGAAATAGGCGCATTAATTGATGAACGCGAAACGGCGGCGGAAATCATCAATCAATGCACCACAGGGAAAACCAATATATTATTAATGCGTGAGTATATAGACGGCGAAAGCGCGAAATATGCGAAAAGTTTCACAGATTTAGGGAAAACGCAAGCAGCCGAATTAAAAACACTAGGCCTTATTAATGTAGGTAAATTTTTACATGAAACGTATTACCCTAGTATGTATACTGCCAAGTCGGTAAAAGTCGAACTATACCGAACTACATCGGAGTAATACGGAAAAGCGATATATAGTATAATTATATTGTCAAATGATGCTTAAAAAGGTCATTGGCGTAATTCTCCTATATATACGATGCACATGGGGAACTTTGGGCCGTTCCCCTCTTGTGTATTGTAAACCGATACCGATAGAATTCCTTTCAAACATACACAATGCCATTGAGAACAATCCTATCAAATATAAATATGTACTACCAAGCACAACAACAATAAGCATAATGAACCTAATTTCATGTTATACATATCGGTATTGGTTTAGAGTATACAATAAAAATGAATAAAGCTATCAGAATATGAGGTATATCCACGGCGATATATCTCATTTTTTGTATAAAAGGAACATTTGATTATTGAAAACTGAACATAAGGCACATTTTTTATTTTAAGAGATATCACCTTCATAGTTTCTAATGATCTTTTAGTGCGGCGTGTTCGGTTTTGAGTAATTAAAAAAGCCGCTATTTCTAGCGGCTTTGTGTATCTGTAACGATATGTGTTATGGCGGTTACAATGTATGAACCTTGTATTCTATCGCCTATGCGAATATCACGCATGCGGGAATACCCGCGTACGCCGGCGATGTGTACCAAAGTAAGAGGGTTACCTATACAATCGCCTTTTTGAGTTTTTACAATTATTTTGTGAGTGATATTGTATTTCATGGTAAATCTCCTTTACTGTTATTCGAAGTAGTGGCAAGCAATAACTTCATTTGTGTTATTGTCGATTAATTGCCATTCAAAACCGAAACTCATTGTACAGATGAAATCGGAAGCATCTGTTTTGTTTTCAAATTTCCATGTTTTGTTAGTGTTTACATCTTTAAGTGTTAGCATTGTAAATTCTCCTTTTTGAATACTTGCGTTTTCTGATGTATCTTATGGCTTAATTATACTTGCGTTTTCGCAAGTAGTCAATAGGGAAATTAAAAATTTTTCAAAAAAGTTTTGTGAAGGTGGTGAAAAGCTAGTGAATATCATATGTACAAAGTCGAAATGTCTTAATAACAAAGGCGGCAGATGCATAGCTAACGAAATATACTATGACGGATTGTGCCAAACATATTGCACTAGCCAACACGCCAGCAAACAACATGCGGGAATATGCCAACGATCACATGGCAGAATGAAAAGCAAAGATAACAACATACTACGATAGGAGGTGAAAAAATGGCTAAGACTACATATAAGGACTGGGAAGCAGAAGAAAAGATTTTGCTTTTACAAGGCTGGGCGCGTAATGGTTTAACAAATGAACAGATTGCCAGCAATATGAGTATTGGCATAACTACCCTCTGGGAATGGCGCAAGAAATCACCGAAAATAGCGAACGCCCTAAAAATAGGGAAAGACGAAGCAGACATACAAGTAGAAAATGCATTGTATAAAGCAGCACTTGAAGGAAATACAACGGCTATGATTTTCTGGCTTAAAAATCGACGTTCTAAAGATTGGCGCGATAAGATACAACAGGAAATCACAACGGAAAGCGCCGTTAAGTTGATTATTGATAATAATGAATTGAGTGAGCCAGATGAGTAAAACAAATCTGTTTCGCGATGTGATACGGCCAACTCCTAAGCAAAAGGAATTTTTAAGAGCAGTTAAAAGCAACATATATACACTATATGGCGGTGCTGCTGGTGGTGGTAAATCGTATATACTCCGCTGGGGTTTAATTTGGTTATTAATTGATTGGTATATCAAAACAGGAATTAAAGGCATACGCGTTGGGTTATTCTGTGAAGATTACCCAAGTCTTGATGATCGTCAAATATCCAAAATCAAAATGGAATTTCCGGAATGGTTAGGAACCTATAAGGAAAGCAACCATGAATTCACATTAAACGATGAATTAGGCGGCGGCGTGATATGTTTCCGTAATCTAGATAAACCTAGTAAATACTTATCTAGCGAATTCGCTGCTATTGCTATTGATGAATTGACTTTGAATAGTCGTGATGTATTCGACTTTTTGCGTATGCGGCTCCGTTGGACTGGTATAACTGATACAAAGTTAATCGCAGCAACTAACCCGGGTGGTAAAGGCCATATGTGGGTAAAGGATTTATTCATTGATAGAAACTTTACAAAAGAAATGCAACCGTTCGCCGATAAGATTGCATATATCCAAGCAAGGGCAAGCGATAACCCGCATCTATCACAAAGTTATATAGATGCACTTAACACGTTGCCGGAAAAACTACGTAAGGCGTATTTAGACGGCGACTGGAACATATTTGAAGGTCAAGTATTTACAGAATTCCGTACAGATAAGCATGTAATAGAACCGTTTGAAATACCGCATCATTGGCAACGGTACCGTTCAATGGACTGGGGTTATACGAAACCGTATGCAGTTTATTCCGCTGCCGTTGATTATGACGACGTTTTATATATTACTGGCGAGTTTTACGGTTGCAAGCCGGGCATGCCGGATACTGGTACACAGGAAACGGCAAGGGAAGTAGCACAAAAGATAGAACACTTAAAAGACTATCAAGGTGTGGCAGACCCGGCAATATGGCAGCGAACAGGCCATGACGGGCCAACGATTGCGGAAATATTTGCAACTGAGGGCGTGTACTGGGTGCGTGCTGATAACGATAGATTGGCCGGACTTATGCAAGTACATCAACGATTAAAAGAAGGTAAGTTGAAGATATTTAGTAATTGCGTACACCTTATACGCACATTGCCAGCTTTAACGTACGACAAAATAAAAGTTGAAGATGTAGATACAAAACAAGAAGATCATGCGTATGATGCGGTGCGTTATATGTGTATGGCTAGACCAGTTAAATCGGTTAAACCAGAAAAGCCATTTAATGACGGTTATAGATATGTTGATGATAGCGAAGGAGATATAAGCGCATGGGGCGTATGAGTGAAAGGGCGTTGCGTGATTACGCCTTTAAGGTTCTAAAATCGGAATACGGCGAACGTGAAGAAAAGGGCGTTATTATTCCGGCGAAATATACAGATGCACAACTAGCGGAATTCGCCAAGGCAATGCCGCAATGGCAATTAGAACAGATGTACGATATGATTTACGGTTCTGAAATGGTGGAATAATGGATATAGAACAAACAACCTTTGATATATACGAAGCAAAACAGAATGTAAAAAATGCATTGGCCGCCACGTCAGAATGGCGCAAGGCTGCTGCCGAAGATTTTGCATTTATGCAAGGTAAACAATGGCAAGATAGCGATTTAAAGAATATGAGCGAAGCTGGACGGCCAGCAATTACAATTAATAGAATTAGACCGGTTATTAATCTGTTATGCGGTTATGCATCGCAGAATGAAACAGAACCGGACTTTTTACCACGTTCCGAAGAAGATGATAGAATAAGCCGCGTTGCTAAGGGTATTACAAAATACTGTTTAGACCGTGCGAATTATCAACGTAATAAGGGTAAATGTTTCCGCGATAAGATTATTTGCGGTTTAGCCAATTACTGGGTATCGTATGAATTCGACTATACGAAGTTAGACGGCACTATTCAAATTGAACGTGTTTCTCCGTTTGATGCTTTCATTGATCCAGAATGTAAAAAGGACGATTTAAGCGATGCGCAATATGTTGGCCGTTATAGCTGGGAAAGTGCTGCCAAGTTAAAGCAGATTTATCCGGAAAAGGTTGACGAAATCAACGCGTTAAAAAGCCGATATGATGAAACCGAACAGGAAGCCGGCGTTATTGAAACAGTAGACGGCGAAGCGTTATGGTTTAACACGAATTACAATAAAATTCGTGTAGTGCAGTACTGGTATAAGGAATACGGCAAGAAAAACGTATACATGACAAAAGAGGGTTTAATTGATGAAGCTAACCCGTTATTCGTTGTATTAATGGCTACTGGTAAGAAACCTACAAGTATTCCAGATACTAAAATCAGATACGCAACGTTCGCCGATAGTGTTCTATTGGAAGAGGGCGAAAGTCCTTATAAGCATGGTAAATTTCCGTTAGTACGTGAATATTGTTACTATACCGGCGAATTGGTAGATGATGAACTGGAACCGGCTGGCGTAGTGCGTGATATTAAAGATGCACAAAGGGAATTAAATAAAAACCGAAGCCAACGCATGCACGTTGTTAATCAACAATCTTTAGGCGTTAAATTCTGGCAAGGTCAACTAACAGAACAAACTAAGCGCGATATTAAAAATAATAGCACTAAACCGGGCGCGAATATCTGGTTACCGCCGGGCGTATCATTCGTAGACGGCACGCCGGCAATGGATAGCAATATTAATATGGCCCTTGAACAACAATCAAGCAATGATTTCTATTCTATCAGCGGTATCACGCCGGAAAGCCTAAGCGGTAGCGTTGGCAGCATGAGCGGCAAGGCAATCGACTTACGGCAATCTGTAACAACTGTTCAAACGGCTGGCATCTTTGAGCAATCAAAAGAAGCAGAACGCCAAATTGTTAAATTGTTATGGGGTGAGAAAAACGCACCGGGTTTAATTCCACAATTCTACAACGAATCCAAAGCGATGCGCATTATGGGCGACGACGGGCAAAAGGAATTTGTACAGATTGCACCGGGTTTAAATCAACCTATGCAAGAACAATTTTTAACCGATGCATTGGGGCAACCGCAACGCGATGCGGAAGGTAATCCTATTAAGCAAGTACTATATGATCTATCCGCCTTTGATTTTGATATTGTAATCAGCACTAGCCAAGCAAGCGCAACGGCTCGACGTGCTAACCTATATCAATTATTGGAAGCTAAGAAATCCGGCGTTGATATTCCTATGGATATTATCCTTGATTTCATGGATTTCCCAGAAAAAGAAACGGTTAAGAAACGCATGCAAGAAGCGGCAGAAAAGCCAGCGTTACCAGAATTGCGCGTAAGTGGTTCGCTTGATGATATGCCAGCGGAAGCATTAAGCCTGTACCTACAAACATTAGGCGTTCAGATTTCACCGCAGCAAATCATGGCGGAACGGTTAGCCTTGAAAGGTAAACAACCAAACATTCAAAATACACCACAAATTATGCCGCCTATGAACGATTTAGGCACTATGTAATATAAACTATCAACACAATAATAAACGCTCCGTAATGGGGCGTTTTTTATATTATTTTCGCCCTAAGTAACGGCGTTAAAAGGCTTGCTTATACATTATCGCCCGGCAACGGCGTTAAACTGCCATATTTCTTTATTCGTCCGGCAATGACGTTAAAAGGCTAAGGAGTATTAGATATGGAAAAAGATTTAGTTAATATCGAAGATGCTGGTTTCACTCCGGAAGATTTAGAAAACGCGGGCGTGAACGTTGATGAACATACCGAAGAAACGGATACACAAGAAGTGGCAACAGATGAACCCTCTACAGATGATGCGGCCGAAAGTGATGCGAATGATGCGGAAGTAGATGCAGCGGCGCCGAACACTAATGAAGAAGAACCGGAACACGAAGAAAACCATACAAACGATAACAATCTAAAAGCGGCACTTGCACAGGAACGCGCAAGACGTAAAGCGGCCGAAGAACGCGCAAGACAATTTGAAGCGCAACAAAGACCGATTACATTGCCAGATAGTGAAGTATCTGATATCCGCGACTTTGTACGCCGTGAAGCATTGAAACGCTTTAATTTAACGGCGGAAGATTTAGAAAGTCTTATGTTTGAAGATGTAAACAAATACAACGATTTCATTCGTTTTGAAGCTAACGCAGAATACACGATCACTAATCAACAGTTAGCAGTACACCAACAAAGACAAACAAATCTAAATTTCGTAAATGAAATTAAATCATTACCAAATTTCGGGGAACTATATCAACGCGGATTAGAAAAGCTAAACGGCATGACAATGCGCGATGCACAACCAATTAATGATGCGTTCTACCGCGTAGATATTGGAGAAGGTACCGATGCCGATTTTGAAACAATCAGAAAATTTGTTAATGAACTGCAAAATGAACGGGCGACGAATACCGACGTTACTAATAACCCGTTACAGGTGGCCGCAACGTTGCCAAAGGCTGGCGCGTTAAACGGTGGCGTTCCTACACCTAACAAGGTAAGCGAAGAAGATATTTTGAAAGCGTATCAAACGGGCAACCTTGATGCATTGCCGGACGATGTACGCAAATATTTTGACGAATTATAAGGGGTAAAATATGGCAGACCAAAGAAACCAAGTTAATATTCCAGCAAATTTAGTACCTAAAGTATGGGCTAAAAAAGTATGGCATGAAGGCGTAAAAGATTCTTATTTTGATAAATTCACCGCAATGGACGGTTCCAACGTAGTACACCAAAACAAAGACTTAACAAACGTAAAAGGCGATAGCGTAGTATTCGGCTTGATGATGAATTTAAACGGGCCGGGCGTTGAAGGTAATCAAAAATTATCTGGCGCCGAAGATACATTGAACATTTACGATTTTACTGTACAAACTAAATTAATCCGTAATGCGGTATCTCGCTATGAAGCGGACGACCAAAAAACACAATATGATATGTTGAAAGAAATTAAAGGCGCGTTGAAGCAATGGCTTGCTGATTGGTTGGATAACAAATTGATGAGTGAATTATGTTCAACTCCTTCCTCTTCTAAAGAAGCGGTAGCTGCAAGTGCTGCCGGTACATATTCCAGCATTACGGCAAATGATAAATTAACAACAACTATTATTTCCCGTGCTAAACGCAAAGCAATGATGCACGCGCCAAAAGTACAACCGATTAAAGTTGACGGTATGGATAAGTACATTATGCTTATTTCTCCGTGGGCGGCACGTGATTTAAAAGATGATCCAAAATGGTTGGCAGCACAACAAAACGCAAATGTTCGCGGTTCTAAAAACCCTATCTTTACAGGCGCGTTAGGCGAATACGACGGCGTTATTCTTTATGAATACGAACGCGTAGTGTGCGATAACACAGGCGCATCTAGTGCGAATGTATGCCATAACTTATTATTGGGTAGACAAGCGGCATGTTTCGCAGTAGCAAGACCAGCTAAACACATTGAACAAACAGATGACTACGGCAACATTGCTGGTAATGGTATCGCGTTCTATGGCGAAGTTAAAAAAACAAAATTCAATAATAAAGACTACGGCTCTATTCAAGTATTAACTGGTGGCGTTGTAGAACAATAATTTTTGAATTATGGGCGGGGTAATACCCGCCTTTATTCTTATATGGGGTGAATATGAACGTAAAAAAAGTTATCAATAGGGCGTTCATGCAAATAGGCGATACACCACAGGAACAGTATACTCCGTACCATTTGTTAGAGTATTACAACGAAGGCAATCACCTATTAAATGCCCTTATCGGTCAGTACTGCCCTAGTTTGGCACAGGCAACACATGAAGATAACGGCACCGGACGGATTACGCTGCCCGGTCAATGTATCAGCGTGTTAAATGTCAAAGCCGATGATGTGGACGTACAGGCCTATCATGTATTGAATTTACAAACGATAGTATTTGATGCAGATCATGAGCAGAAAATAACCGTTGATTATATAATGACTGCTGGCTATAAAAAGCTGGAAGATGAAAGCGGACTACCGGCAGAACTAGAAACATTACTTGTTGATTACATCGTGTATAGGGTTATGAACCTTGATATTTCCGGCGTAACGGCAAATATGGTTAATGCGTTGCAATCAATTAATAATGGTTTAGGCAATAATGAAAGCGTAATAGCGGAAGGGTACTGGAATTATGGTAGTAAGCGAATTGATTACGCTGGTTAATGTAGAGTCTAACGAAATATTAGATGAGCAGTTGGAGTATATCCAATACATTAACGCAGCCATTGACTGGCTAACTACAATTCTAGTTAGCATTAAAGACCGCGAAGTAGTTAAGAATACCGATATACCGAATTTGAAAGCGGTTCCGTCCGATTTCATGGGGTTCGTTCCTAAGAGTGGTTATCCTATCCGCATCATTAATGGAACATTTGAAACGTACGACGGGGAAACGGTTAATCAAGTATTTTATAGCGTGCGTAAAAACCACGTAGACGAATTAGACGATACTATTCCGTTTTCTGAATTCTTTCATCAGTATTTAGTGCAGCTTATATCTTTCATGGTTAAAAAGAAGTCGCTTATGACGGATTACGCTGCATATGATAAACAATTCATTGACTACATAACGGAACAGATTAAGGCGGCAAGAGGTATAGCATAATGGGCGTTAAACAGGTGGCAACTACAAACGGGTTCCGGCTGGGCCTTGATTGGAGCAACCCGCCGGAAAATATCGACGTGCAAGCGCTAACACAGGCGCAACAATGCGAATTCGATAGAACAGATAATGCATTACGTACTGTTCCCGGTATTCGTATATTGTATGATTTTGGACTACCAGTAGAAACGCTATATCATGATGTGTACCGTAATAAGTGGTACTTTTCTAGTGGCCGAAATTTGTATGAAACAGATTTCAGCAGTAATAAACTATTAGGCACATTAAATGGTACCGAACGGCCGAAGTATCATGCGTTTGGCGGTGATATTCTTATTGCAAGCGGTGATAAACTGCAAGCCATTTCCGGTAGTGGTAAATTATCCACTATTGAAAGTCCGGCATGTGATATAGTATCAAGTCATTCCGGGCGTGTACTGATTGCATCGACTCATTCGCATCGGTTGAATTGGTCGGCAGTTGGCGACTACAACGCATGGAACCATAACAGTAATGATGCATCTAGTGCGCAATATGTAGACGTTGGATATAAAGACCAAGGCAGCGTCATTGCGATTGATTTCTTATCACGTGCAATTATCGTATACAAAGAATACGGGCGCGTATATCAAGTAATTGGTACGCCAGATGCACAGAATTTAACTGTATATCCGTTATCCTCTACCGGTTATTGTAGCGGTGCAACTGTGAGCGTTGATGATCGTAGTTACTATTTAGGCAATCAAGGGTTCATGTCTTTCATGCCTACAAATACCTATGCAGAAATACAACCGTTTGAAACTGGCTTGAATATCAACTCTTATCTATTGAAGTACATAACGAAAGATTGCGAAGTATGGCACATATCCAGTAGAAAGCAAATCTGGATTAAACCATATAACGGCGAAACGGTATTTATATATCACTACTTGCCACGATATGAGGACGGAAGGGGCGTTTTTACATCAAGAAAATTCGCGCATAGCATTAATGCGGCGGTGAATGTAGACAAGGAAGTATACATAGCATACGGAAATAAAATTGGTATCCTTGATGAAACGATAGATACAGATGATGCGGTACAAATTCAAACGTCAATAATCAGCGGCAACAGATTGGCAACCCGTCAATTTGTGTTGATTATGAACTACAATTTTGTAACGCATAATCTTATTCCCGGGCATGGTACTATTGGCATCTCTAATAAGAAGCCTAAGCCGATTAACTTTTCAAGTAAGGCAACAAAAACCTACTATGCGAATGAAAAGCTATACGCTGCCAAAACATTAATGAATGTTAATGAATACACGAAAGCGTATAAGATTGGCGGCGGTGCAAATCGTAATGTACAATTCAAAATCAATGTTCAAAAGGGCGCTATTTCGTTACGCCAGTTAGATTATACGTATGAAGAGGTTTAAACATGGCATATAAAGAAAAATACCCTTTGGATATTACGCCACAGGGCGATACTGTACAAGATAGTATTAAGAAAAACCGCGATGAATTATTGAACGTTGCGCAGCAAATGGAACTAAAAGCCGGCGGCGGTGGTGGTACTGGCGGCGGCGGCGGTACTGGTGGCCTACGTAATCGCGTATTAAGTGGTAAAGTAAGCAATGGTGAATTTTCATTCTTAACCGGTGATAACCTAAGCGTAATGATTGACGGCAGCCAAACGCCTGTATTGTTATCATTCGCCGACGGTTTCAACGATTACGGCGCGGTTGATTATATCCAAACGATTAACCGTAAACAAAGCGCATGGAGTTTACCAGCCAATAATACATCGTATTTATACGTTGAACGTTCAGCATCTGGCGGCCTAACCTATGGCAGTACAACGCTTGAACCGATGCGCCAGCCAAATGCACCGGCAGCGGCAACGGATAAAATGTACTACAACACTACAAATGAAAAAATGTATGTGTATACTGGCACGTATTGGAAAGAAATATTGCGCGTAGTGGTAGCGATTGCCGTTACAGATGCAACACGCGTAAAGTCAATCAAGTATTATGATCCAAGCGTAAACACCGCAACAGATGCCGTAATTGGCACGCGTACAGTTGACGGTAAAGCATATGCATTAACAGACATTCTTAATCAAATGGCGGAAGCTATTAAAAAGATTGCTGGTGATACTAACTTTACGAACAACCCAAGCCGTACACTAAAAACAATCACGGATACAGTAAACGGATTGAGTAGTGCATATTATCGCAAAACTGATACAGTAGCCGAAGCAACGCACGCGGTTAGTGCAGATACGGCAACGCGGGCTAATTCAGCTGCAACGGCGGATAACGTTGCGACATGTGTTAAAAAGGCCGGCGATACTATGACGGGTACGTTAAATGTTCCGGGCATTTCCAGTAAACCGATTGATTTAGATTATCTTGCTAACAACAAGGCTGGTTATAGCGGTTTAACGTTCGGTGAATTAAATAACTACAATATATGGGGTACTGCTTATTGGGGTATTGGCGCCATGTTCCCGTGGTATACAAGCCAAGACCGCGTGTTAGGCACTCAGTTATATTTTGCCAACAGTAACGCGGCATTTATTCGTTTTGATACAAATACCAAGGGCATGACTGAATGGCAACGCATCGCAACGTTTGAAAATAACAATACGTTGACGTTCCCGAACGGCGCGAAGTTAAAGGTGGAATAATATGCCTAATTTAGTACTAGAATATAATGGCCATACATACCGGTTCGGATTAACTACAGATGCAGCATTAACAAACGGCCAAAATATTAAGGTTCCATTTAATGGAAGCGAATTATACGCACGTATTGGAGACGATAACACGCCGTTAAAAGTTATTAAAAACGGGCGCACGTATTCTGTACAGTATAATCCGGCTGCATTTAATAATATTTATGTAGATAGGCCGGCTAGTGATCGTTCAGAATGGCGTAACACAGTATTTTTCCCAAGTGGAAATTATCGTATCACAATAGACGGAAGCACGCGCGATAGTCGAGAAATACGCATTAATGATAATAAAAACCTTGAAATAGTAATGAATATTATCGGTCAAGGGTATGGAAATCAGCGTTTAAAACTGACTATTAGCGGGTATTATGATAGGCAAATACTAGCCGGAAGCAATCGTAATAAATTCAGCATAGAACGAATAGGGGATTAATGATGCAACTTGAAAGCCTTGAAAGCATGATTAAAGACTATGAACGGCGCACGGGTGAACGTGTTAGTCTTGAAGGGTTTTATTTCGATGAGAATAATAACTACAAAGACAAATACAATTACTATTTCAAATGGTTCCCTAATGCTGGGTTCTTATTCTGGACTATCAACGAACATGAAGGCGAAAGATATTTTACTATATGGCAGACATACGGCGATATGAAAGTAATAGGCAAGTACATCGTGGAAGTTATGAAGATGAATGATCTTGATGTAATTGTAACGGCAACACATCGAAGCGTGCGCGGTTTCATTAAAAAGTGGAACATGGAACGTGTTCCAACTATGGACTATACCTATAATGGGTTTGATTACAAAGTATTAAAAACAAAGCGTGAGCATTTGGAAGCTACTTTGTAGAAAGGAAAAGCATGTTTAAATTTGACTTGCAATTATTTGGCGGCGGTAAAAAGTCGAAGGTAAGCAGCATTGATGCCAAACTGCCTACGGCAACGGCTGACGAAAAGCAACTATTACAAGGCCAAATGAATTGGATTAATAACACCAATCAAAGCGCCAACACCTTGCAAGGTATGGGCGATGCGGCTTTAAGTAATGTGATAACGCCAGAATACGGCAATATGTATAATTCGTATTTAGGCGCTAACCGCGGTAATCAAAATGCGATAGGGGCGTTGCAGAACCTAGTAACAACGGCCGGCGCCAAGAATTTAACTGATAACACGCGGTATGCAAATCAGTTAGCGGCCAGCGTTGATACTATGAACAACGGCGCAAGCCAACTGGCTAACGAATACAACGGCGCATTACTACAAAATCAAAACGCAATGGATAGCATCACAAACGGCCAACTACCTACAGGCTATGCCGATGCTAGACGACAAGCGTTAAACAATGATTTACAGGCAACTGTAGGCAATGCAGTTTCTGGCCTAGCAAGTCGCGGCATTGTGAATTCATCTATTACAGATAATGCATTAAATGATATTAGCAAGAACGCATCTAATACACTTGCGGCACAATATTCAAATGATTTAGGCCAAGCGGCGGCACTTAATACGCAAGCGCTTAATAATAATTTAAGCGGTATCGGTGCAAAAATGGGTTTATGGGGTAATACCTACAATAACAACCAAAACGGTATTATCAATCAAGCAAATCTAATGAACCAAGGTTATGCAAATCAGATGAATAACGCCGGCACCGCAGCGGGTTTAGTAGGCCAACGCGAAGGGTTAGCGCAAAACCCTATTAATACAGGCGCAACAACACAAAGCGCGGCAATTCAACCGGCAAAAGATTACTACTCTATGAGCCAGTTAAATAACGCGGATCAAGAAGATTTACTTAACAGATTTATGTCATTACGCTATGGATTAGCACAACCAGCACAAACAATGGTTAAGCAAGGTTCTGGCGGTTTCTTTGGAGGGCTTATGAAAGGTTTTTGTTTTGTAGCGGGTACTGAAATTGCAACACCAGAAGGTGGCAAGGTTATTGAAACGTTTGTAAATGGTGATACCGTTATTACGTTGGGTGCGGTTAATGATGTAATTGCATTGCATGATATGGGCGAAAAAGAAACACATCGCCTTGAAACTGTATCCTTTGGGGTTACAACTACAGGCACAGAAAAGGTATTGACTCCGGAAGGTTTAAAATTAGTTAGTGAATTGGTAGTTGGCGAAGTTATTATGACGGTTAATGCTTATGAACCGGTTACATTAAGCGAAGCAACTGGCAATACTGAACACGTATACGAATTGCAATGTACTGGCGATAATTTATTCTATGCTAACGGCATCATGGCGGAAGGTATCAATGAAGATGAATTGAAAGCTATTGCAGATGCAGCAGCAGAAGCGCCAGAAGAAACACCGGAAGAAAAACCGGCCAAGAAAACAACAAAAAAATCCAGCAAGAAAGATGAACCAGTAGAAGAAGCAACAGAAGAAGCAACCGAAGATAATAAGAAAGTAGAGGAATAACACAATGGGCGTTATCTACGTGAAAGATTTTGAACCATGGGCGGCGTTGGGCGAATTAGCCGGTCAATATTTCTCACATCGTTTAGGTGCATTGCAGAATAACAAAATGGCTAAAGGTTATCAAGCAATGTTAGGCGGTGGCGGTGGTGCTGGCGGGGAACAAGACCCGAACACGCCGCAAATTGTGGATAATAATAACCGCATGGCTGGAATGGGTATGCAACAACCTAATAGCGCCGGTCAAATTAACCAGTTATTGTCTAATTCTAATAACACATTTGCCAATAACTTGATGCAAAAGAATAATATCGGATTATGGGGCGGTCAAAATCCAGCTGCACCAGCACAACCAATGCAAGCTAACACAGATGCGCCAAGTAATCCGGTTACTGATCAACGCTTTAACGCTTATATGAATGAGCCAAGTCCTACATTACAAAAGCAGTTACAAGCACAGGCAGCGCAAGCACCACAAACAGCGGCGCCAGCGCAACCGCAACAAAACACGGGGTTATGGAATTTTCAAAATCTAAATAATACTGGTATTAATACAGGGGTACCGCAATCATATCAAGAAATGATGCAACAACGACAAAACGCACCTTTTCATGGGGCGCCCAATTCGGCCGTAAATGGTAACGCCGATGCGGATAAAGCGCCGGGCCAATACTCTATACCAGATAAAGCAAGCGTAACAAGCGAAGCACGTAAACAACTAGGGGCCAATACGTTGGCCCTAGTTAAAGCCGGTTTTGATTTTAAGACCGCGCAAGGATTAGCCAGCGAACAATATCAAACTGACGTTAATAATATGTACATGCAGCAAGTCAACGAATATCAAGAAAAAGTACTTGAACCAATGCGCCAGCAAATCATGAATAGTCTTGTATTTACACAGGATAAAGACGGAAACCCGGTTGTAGATACCTACAACACAAAACGGGTTAAAGGGTTGGCGCCAGCCGTTGCAAGATATAACTATCTAGCCGGTAAAGTTGGCGCTGGTACTATTGATATGAATAACTTGAATTCTATTGCGGCGCTTGATAAACCGGATTACAAGTTTAGCAGCGCACAAAACGGCCATATTGTACGTTACAACATGGGCGACGGTACTATTCAAGATATGGGCGGTTATGGCAAGGTTGAAACAAAACAATTTGCGAACGGTCAAGTTATTGTTATGACGCCAGACGGCCAAATGAAAAACATCGGAAACTTTGGTGCGAAAAACATTAAAGTTATGCCGGACGGTAAAACGTATATTGTTGGTACAGACGGCAGCATGAAATATGTAGGTACGCACGTTAAACCGGCAACGGCTACACAATCCGGTACTAGCGGATATAACGCGCAAGTATTACGTACGTTATCAGCGCAGCATACCGCATGGGTTAAAGCTAACCCAGATAAAGCAGAAAACGAAAGCCCTTATTACGGGCAATTACAAAGTGCGTTAAGTGGTGCGCCTACTGCTGGCGGTGCTGGTGCTGCTGGAACGCCAACAGTTAAACGGCAACCTACTTATTCAAGTGAGGAACAAGCAGCAGTTTCAAAGCGAATGAATGAACTTTCGGCGCAAGGCTGGAGCGATGATCAGATTGCAGCGGAACTTGATGCGGCCGGATACGGTCAATATAAATCGTGGTTAAAGTCTTATTAAATAAAGGGGTAGACTATGGGTGCGTTTGATGATATTACAAGCCAATACGGCAAGGCAGCTGGAAACGGTAACGCCTTTGAAGATATAACAACCGAATACGGTTATGACGTAGGCAACGCGCCCAAGCCTACATTTTGGGATAGCGTTAAAAATAATGCCGAATATGTTGCTAATGGCGTTAAAAACAATATTGAATGGATTGATAAAACCGGCAAAGAAATTAACGACAATGTAGGTAATACCTTAACGGCGTGGAAAGATGATGTAGTAAAAAAATCAAATAATTTAGGTAATGAGTATTCTAAAAGTGCTGCTAATGCCATTGATGCTAATGGCGATAACTTTTCTAAATTTGATGATAATGGGGAGTTTATCGACGAATACGCTACGCCGGGGTTAGGTAAAGCGCACGTAGAAACCTATAACGCCGCCGTTGGTAAGCCGGCCGGATATCTGGCAATTACGCCGTATGTTCCACCACCGGTGCGAATAGCTGCTGGCGTCCTTGCTGCTCCTACGATTGCAAGTGATACGGTTGATATGTATAACTCTAATGCAGCCGCAGAAAACGACGGAACGGCACCGGACGGAGTTTTAGGGAATAAATATGTAGCTACGGCGAAAAATCTTTTAGTAGACCCTGTGGCCGAGCCAGTAGAACGCTTGATTGACGACCCGGGGGAATTTGCTAAAAATATAGCCATGAACCCTACTAACTTATGGGGCGACGTATTTTTACCGGCTGCCATGATACACGGGGCAACACCTAAGAAAGTAAGCGGTGCAATCGGTGAGCGTGTAGGACGTGCAGCGGAACACATCAAAGAAAAGGCATCTAACGCATTTGAAGATATTGGCGAACGTTTTACAAAAGATGCGCCAAAACTTGAAGAGGGCGTTATGTATAATGCGTTTGACGACGTACCAGTACCAGAAGAACCAATTCACGCAGTAGAACCGCGTGAATACTCCGAAGGCGGTTTAAGCGGTCAACCTATGGAAGGTGAAACCGGTAATATCCAAGCGGATATATATAACCGATATCGTCAGAATGGTTTAAGCGACGTTGAAGCGGCTGCCATGACTGGTAATATCGGCGCCGAAAGTAGTTTTAGCACAACTGTTACAAGTGGCGACGGCTACGGTTCCCGTGGTTTGGTTCAATTTACTGGCGATAGATTGAACGGCGAAAACGGTTTATTGAAATTCGCAGAAAATCGTGGGTTAGATCCGTGGGATTGGAGAACGCAAGTTGATTTCAGCGTATGGGAATTGCACAATACCGAAAGTGCTGCACTTGAAGCGATGCGCGCAAGACCAGATGCAACACCGGAAGAAATGGCCGTTATCATACGAAAAAATTATGAAAGACCAGACCCAGCAGTTGCACATGATGATGTGCGGGCGCAAATTGCTAAAGAAACATTCAACGGCAATTATGGTAAATATGAAAATAGGCCACGTGATAATACATCGTTTAAAGATAGTACGCTAGACCCTAATTATCGAAGCTATGAACAACCATTCAAAGATGAGTTTATAGAAAACGAAAAATCTGTAAATGGTGAAGAACCACATACCGATTTAAACAGTTTTGTAGAAAATACCGATAAAAAACAGGTTAAAAACGAAGATTTAGGTATAAACTATCAAGGCGAAGGCGAAACAGCCCGTACAGGCGAAATAAACGAATTTCAGCCGAAAGACCGCATGAATACTGACTTTGTAGAGGGTGAAAAGCCTAAAATTGAAGAAAAAGCACTTGAAAAGGATGCAAATACTCAATTTAGGTATGAAGAAGATGCACCAAACGAAAGTTTACGAAATGCACTTGACGATTTACCGCAAAAAGCAAAAGAAACTATCATAAACGAATTAAAAAATGATGCATCTGAACCACGATATGCCGAATTAGAAAATAAAGTACAATCTAATACGGAAATATTGAAAGATTTAAACAAAGCAACAAAGCCAGATATTCCAAAAACGGAACTTGATGCGGTTAAGGTTCGATTATCTGAAAGCCTAGATGTACCAGTTGAACGATTGAATAACGAATACATGGAAACGGTTCGCCGTGATCGTGCTGCTGAACTAATTGCAGATACGCAAGAATTGAAGTTGATGCAAGCAGAACCGACAGAAGGTGGCGTGAGCAAATACGCGCAGCAACCTAGCCAACTATTAGATAATGCAACGCATGAGCAAGTACGCGATGCGGTTGTAAAAGCCTTTGACGGCAACGAAGCAATGGCGAATAGATACATGGAAAGTAAAGGCGTTAGACCTACGGAACCGCTACAATATAGCGTTAAAGGTAATGAAACACCGCATACTGGCATTGATGAAGTAGGGCGATTAGGCCGAAGCGTAACGCGGAGGGAAATATTAGATGCAGTTAATAACTTATTTAATCAACGCGTTAAAAGTGGCCGTTTGGGCCGTGATAATGTACGCGGCTGGTATAATACTAAAACCGATGTAATTCGTAGCGGTAATTATGGAGAAATTCCAGTTATCATGCATGAATTAGGGCATTATGTAGATAATTATTTCGGTTTCAGTAAAGATGCACGGTTCAATACCGAATTTAACGGCGTTATTCAAGACCGTTTCGGTAAAGCGTACAATAAGTTAGGAATGGACGGAATACGTGGCGAAGGTTACGCAGAATTTTTCAAAGATTATGTGAGTGATCGTGCCAAAGCAAAACGCGAATTTCCGGAATTCTATAATCACTTTACGGAAGCAATTAAGAATGAACCAGAATTGAACGGTATAACTAATAAATTATCGCAACTGGTTCATGAATGGCACCGTCAAGGCGGGGCGGAACGCATCAAAGGTAGTATTTCGTTTGAAAGTAAAGGTAAAGTAAGCCAAGCTATTGATGCGGTTAAACGTGGCGAAACTAAAGACGTAATCAAAAAAGCATTAAATGATGTATATACTAAAGTTGTTGACGAATTGAACCCGTTGAAGGATTTAGTTGAAGAAGTTGAACGCCAAACAGGCGAAAAAATTGCCTTTGACGATAACCCTTATATGCAAGCGTGGTTAGCGCGTGGCTGGGTTGGTAAAGCTGAAACGCTTATTGAACACGGTGCGCCGGAACATGGTATAAAATCACTCAAAGACATTTTGAAAGGCATAGGCGAAAAGGAACATAAGGAATTCTCCGCATACCTTGTAGCCTTGCATGATTTAGACCTACATAAGAACAAACAAAAAGCGACGTTTGATTATACTGAAGATGCTGCCGTATTAGGTAAGCACGCCGGAAATGAACGTTTTCAAAAGGCGGCAGTTGCAATATATAAATATCAAGATTACATGTTGCAAATGTTAGTTAAAGAAGGCATGTTGACGGCTAAGGCATATCATACAATGCGCAAAATGTACCCGCATTACATTCCATTTTTCCGCGACATGTCAGATGCTGGCATGCAATCGTTCTTATCTGGCGGAAAGGGTTTTATTGATGTATCTAGTCCGGTAAAACGTTTTAAAGGCAGTACGCGCGATATTATAGATCCATTGGAAAGTATCGTAAAGAATACGTTCCAATTCTATAACGCAGTAGAACGTAATCACGTTGGGCGTACATTTGCAAAACTTGCCGATAAAAACGGCGTAGGGCAAATAGTGGAACGTGTAAACGGCAACAAAGCGGCAACAGATAATACATTTAATGTTTGGGAAAACGGCGAAAAAGTAACGTATGAAACAACGCCGGAACTTATTCAAACGATGCGCATGTTAGATAAAGACCAATCAAACATGGTTGCAAAAATCTTATCATATCCGGCCAACTGGTTACGCGCTGGTGCTACATTATCACCAGAATTTATCTTGCGAAACCCTGTACGCGATATGATAGGTGCATCTATTTATTCCAAACATGGTTTTATTCCTGTTCTTGATACTTTTAAAGGGTTATCGCTATTCCTTAAAAAAGGTGATTTATACTGGGAATATATGAAATCCGGCGCAGCACATGCGGCAATGGTTTCACTAGACCGCGACTATTTAGGCGGCCAATTACGCGATATTATGAGCCGTGAAAGTAAGGTTGCTAAGTTAATTAAAAACCCTATTGAAGTATTGCGCGCCATGAGTGAAGCAACAGAAATGGCAACACGGTTGGCGGAATTCGATAATGCACGAAAGGGTTATACTGGGGTTGGTAATCGCCTATTCGGTAAAGATAGAAAGCCTTTAACTGCAAGAGAAGCGGCACTTGAAAGCCGTGATATTACGTTAGATTTCAGCCGTAGAGGTTCGCATACTAAAAAGGCAAATCAAGTTATAGCCTTCTTTAATGCTACAATTCAAGGCGCCGACAAAATGGCGCGTGCTTTTAAAGAAGACCCGCGCGGTATGACGGTAAAAACTATGCTATATATTACGTTACCAAGTGTTTTGTTATGGTACATGAATAAAGACGATGAGCGTTACCAAGAGTTGCCACAATGGGAAAAAGATACATTCTGGATCATTCCGGGCAAAGAAAATATGTATCGTGTTCCTAAGCCATTTGAAGCTGGCGTATTATTCGGTACATCGTTTGAACGTATGCTACAGTATTTTGACGATGCCAAAAACAACCGTAAAGGTGTAGGTTTTAAGGGGTTCGGTGATAGGGTAATAGATAGCCTTGCACCTAGTTTTATGCCTACGGCTATGATACCGGTTGTTGAAGCTATGACGAATTACTCTTTATTCAGACAACGCAATATTATTCCACAATCACAAGAAAATTTACCGGCACGCCTACAGTACGGCTCTAATACAAGCGAAGTTGCAAAATTCGTAGGCGATAAAATCAACGTTTCTCCGTATATTGTAGATAATACAATAAGAGGGTACGGCGGCGGCCTTGCTGGTTTAGGTTTAAGCGGCATTGATGCGGCATCTGGTGCAAAAGAAAATAATGCATCTAAAAAATGGTACGAAACGCCGGGGTTAAGAGGGTTCACCGCGGCACCTTATCAATCATCGAATAGCGTGCAGCGTGTTTATGATGATTATAAGGAACAAGAAAAACTGCATAATGAATTTAAACTAACAGGGCAACGGCCAGACGGATACGATGCCAAAGAATTCGCAAAACTCAAAAATGCAAGTGATAGCCTAAAAGGTTTAAATAAAGCATCTAAAGCGATCATTAATAATGAACGTATGAGCGGCGAACAAAAGAGGGAACAATTAGACAAAATCAATATGAGAAAAGCCAATATAGCGCGCAGCGTTTATGGTTTAGGTAAGGTTAAATAAGGGGCGCATAATGGAGTTTATTTTGAAGTTTTTTGTTGAGGGTTGGAACTCTTTAACAGATAGTTTTGTATTGAAAGCAATATTAAGCGGTGCGGCAGCCGTTGCTATATGGGTGATTGGAATTAAACACGTCCAGATTTTGGGCGTGTTTATTTTATTGGTATTCATAGACCTTTTCACTAAATGGGCTGCTATTGCCTATCAAATGTTAATTGATGAATACGGATACGATAAAGACCAAATGGCCGTATGGGAAAAGTACCGTGCAATACCGTTGGCGTTTGAAAAGGGCCTAATTTCCAGCCGATACATGCGAAAAGGGTTTGTGTTTAAAATCCTAACATATGTAGCAGCTACAATGGCGGCCGTATTATTTGATGAAATGAGCGGCCAAAAGCAATTCGCGGTATCGTTAGTTTGGTTATATTTGGGTTCCTGTGAATTCCTATCTATTATGGAAAACCTACGCGACGGCGGGAATGTGATGCTAGGTAAATTCCTTGATTTAATCCGAACAAAAATTGAAAACAAGGTGAAATTATAAGGGGGTACCATGAGAGGTATTGACGTAAGCGAAAATAACGGCGTAGTTGACTGGGGCGCGGTAAAGGCTAATGGGTTTGATTTCGCGATCATTCGCATCGGTTATGGCCGTGGTAATTTAGATAGTGAATTCTATAACAATATTAATGGCGCTATTAATGCCGGTTTAGCAGTTGGCGTATACCATTATTCATACGCTATGAACGAAGAACATGCAGCAGAAGAAGCTGATTTTGTATTGAATACACTTAATGATGCCGGTTTAACTGTGGATAAGTTACCAATGGGCGTATGGTTCGATATGGAAGATGCTGACGACTACAAGGCAGAACGTGGCATGCCAAGCGATCAACAATTAACAAATATTTGCAGTGTGTTCATCAATAAATTATGGCAAGCTGGGTACGTTAATACCGGCCTATATGCTAGTTATGACTGGTTAGTAAATGTACTAGATATTAGCCAGTTGGGCGGTTGCGCTATTTGGTGCGCACAATTAAATAGTCAATGCGATTATGAAGGCGCTAATTTGTGGCAATATACATTTACTGAAAACATTGAAGGCAAGGAATTTGATGCGGATTTAGTATTGAATTGGCCTATCTAACGGGGGTATTGTATGGATACTATCAAGCAATTCATAAGGGCATATTTACCAGTTATCACAGTAGCATTACTTATGCTGCTGGTGGTAGTTGCTGGCCTGTTCGCCTATAATATGATGCATACCAAAAAGCTACAAGAACCGGTTATTATCAATCAGACCGTGGCGAAAAACCCGGTTAAATTAGGGGAAGCGCTTAACGTATCGCCAAATGTAGCGAAGGAAGTTATTTCCTATAAGGAAAGTACTCAACCTGTAGTAACGTATTACACGCAAGCGCCAACGCTACATGATGCGGCAGTAGTTACGAAAAACGCTATCAAAGAAAAATCGCCTACTATTCCAAAGGAAGCCACGGAAAAAAGCGATAGAACGGCCGTAGTAGAAAATACCGATGAACAAAAGATTGATGTATATAAGATTAATCTTAATAAAGTGCATCGCGTAATGGGTGGCGTTACAGTACTGGATACAGGCAAGGTATATGAAACGGTAGGTTATCAAGCTGGCGACTTTCAAGGCCTAGCGCATTTTGACGGGAAGCATTTCAAAGGGGTCAGCACGCTTTATACATTTGCGAAATGGTAGGTGATCCGATTATCTCCGAGTTGCACGGCTTGCAACAGTAAACTATTAGTTGACAGTTGGAAAGGAAACATTATGAAAACATTTACATTTGAAGGCAAAACGCATATGTTCGCGGAAGAAGTAAACCCAAAGAAAGACGGTTTGTATACCGCAACACTCACAGACCACAACAACGTACGATGTGAAATGTGGTTTGTAAACGGCGAATTGAAACGCCTTGTTGAATTAGATTAATAAGAAAGGGGTACCATGAGCGGTACCCCTCTTTTTTTGTTTGACGTCAAAAATACGGCAAAAATTTCATACAAAACTATATAATTTTGTGGTTATGAATTGTAAAAATTTGCTTTGGCCAATCAGTTAAAAACTACAATATGCTATTTCGTGGATAAAAATTATCATATACGATATAATAAATGAGTTAGAACTATTTATTTAAATAATCATGAATACTATATGGTGC